CACTTCCGTAAAGCTCCTAGGTTCAAAGTTTTTCTGATAGCCTTGAAAACAAAGGAAGGGAAGCCCTATGCCTAACCCAGCCAAGCCGATTGAGCAAAAACGCTTACTTGGCAACCCTGGTCACCAGAACTTGCCGAAAGAAGGCGAATTGGCCACAATCACGCCTGGACAGCGCCAACCTGTCCGAGAACTCGGTCAAGACGGCTTACAGCTCTGGGATGATGTCTACAAATACGCCTTGCCTTGGATTGGTGCGATAGATGTCCACCTGCTCCAGATGACTTGCGAGCAATACGACAGACGGCGCGAGATTATGGAACGCTTGCAGCACGACTACGACTGGCACTTATACAAACAACTCAATGACTTAGAAAGCATCATCTCGTCAAACATCAATAAGCTCGGCTTCTCGCCAGAGGCTCGGTCAAGACTTGGCTTAGCCGAAGTCAAGCGAGAGTCAAAGCTAGAAGAACTATTTGCCAGAAGGACAAAGCGTGAGCTTGAAAAGCGTCAGTAACTGGCCCCCGCTTTGGCTAACACCCATAACTCAGGCTGAATTAGACAACGGCGAGGGTGAAGATGTCATTGACTTTGCTGAAGCCTTTGGAATTATCACAAAAGACTCGGTTGCGGGCAAAGCAGGTACGCCTATGCAACTTAGACCCTGGCAGACAGAGCTTTTACGCCATTTGTTCGCTCACGATGACAAAGGACTAAAAAATCGAATTTCTTATGTCGGAGTTCCAAGGAAAAATGGCAAAAGTTCACTTATGTCGGTTGTTGCCGCTTATGGGCTTGTTGGCTCAGGAATTAGAGGTGCTGAAGTCTATTCTTGTGCTGCTGACAAGGATCAGGCTCGTCTAGTATTCGGTGATACCAAGAAACTGATAGAAGCAAGCGAATTGTCAGAAATCTGTAAAATTTACCGAGATGCGATTGAGGTTCCAAGTACCGGTTCGGTTTACAGGGTGCTGTCAGCCGAAGCGTTTAGCAAGGAAGGCTTATCGCCAACTCTCACTGTGTTCGATGAGGCTCACGCCCAGCCCAATAGGGCGCTCTGGGATGTTATGCAACTTGCCCAAGGTGCGCGAGGCAACCTTGCCACGATGATTGCCATTACAACTGCTGGTGTGAAATCAGACAGCACAGGCGGGGACTCAATCGCTTATGAGATGTATCAGTATGGTCAGAAAGTTACAAGAGGTGAAATAAAAGACCCAACTTTCTTTATGGCTTGGTGGGAAGCACCTCAAGACATGCCTTATGACGATCCTGCAACTTGGCAACTGTCCAACCCTGGCTTTGACGACATTTGCGCTCGGTCAGACTTTGAATCAGCAGTTTTGCGTACTCCAGAGTCAGAATTTAGGCGTAAAAGGGTAAATCAGTGGGTTTCATCAAAAGATAGCTGGTTACCCTCTGGCGCGTGGGAAAAACTGCAAGTTGACTCCGATTACAACGAAGATGACGAATTTATCATTGGTTTTGATGGTTCTTGGTCAAATGACTCGACAGCAGTGATTGGTGTTCGGTTACCAAGAGATGAGAACGATAAACCACACATCTTTACAATCGCTGTTTGGGAAAAGACTTCAGAAGATGACGCTAGCTGGCGTGTTCCGACACTAGAGGTCGAAGATGTCATCATTCAGTTCTGCACCAAATACAGAAATGTCCGAGAACTTGTGTTTGACCCCCCACGCTGGCAAAAAACGATGGTAATGCTTGAGGACATGGGTTTTCCAGTTGTAGCCTTTCCAACCTACTCAGCAGCTCGAATTGTTCCTGCTTGTCAAATCTTCTATGACGCTGTGACCGAGCAAACAATTACACATGACGGCAATCCGGTGCTAACAAGGCATTTAGACAACACAGTCGTCAAATCGGACAGACAGGGCAGAAGGATCACAAAAGAGTCTGCCAGTAGCCCAAGAAAGATTGACGCTGCTATTGCTGCTGTAATCGCTTTAGACAGGTGTATAAATAGCAGTAAACTAGAGGATGAACTAACACCGCAATTTTTCAATTAGGTTGGTAATGACAGCGACTATTCTCCAGGCGACAGGCATCCTGACAATCTCACTCGGTGCGGCCTTTATTTATCCACCAGCCGGCTTAGTTCTACTAGGAGCTGGACTTTTAGTATTCGGTATAGCCATTGAAAGAAGTAAGTAATGCTAGGTAACCTTTTCGAGCAACGCGCCGTCAGTTTTCAAACTATTTGGGGTGCAGGTGAGCCATTCGGTTTACAAAGCGAAGCTGGCGTAAATGTCACTACCAAAAAGTCTTTTGAGATTGTTGCTTTCTTTTCAGCAGTAAGTCTTATCTCTGACACCATTTCAACTTTGCCATGTGGGGCGTATCTAAGAGTCGGGCCAATCCGCCGACCCTTGAACCCCAGACCTGTTTGGTTAGATCAGCCTGACATTGACCTAAGCACAAGAGCAGCGTTCTTTCAGCAGGTCTTTTCAAGCTTGCTCGTACATGGCAATTCTTACACTCGCGTATTCCGCGATGCACAAGGACAAGTTGTAAACCTAGTAAACCTAAACCCTGAAAAGGTTGAAGTAGAACGCTCCAAGATTGGTCGAAAGGTTTACATCTATCAAGAGGAAAATAAACCACTTTCGGGTGACGAGATTATTCACATCGTTGACCTCATCCTGCCAGGCGACCTAAAAGGACTAAGCAGAGTAGAAACTCTAAAGCAGTCACTTGGTCTAAACATTGCACTAAGCGATTACGCAGCACGATTCTTCGGTACTGGAGCTTCTGCCGCTGGTGTTATAGAGTTTCCTGGCAACCTAACTTCAGAACAAGCTAAACAGCTTGCTGATGGTTTTGACGCTCGACACCGCAACGGAACTAGACGCGCACACAAGACAGGTGTTCTATCGGGGGGAGCTAAGTTTGTTTCTACACAACTTGACCCTGAATCATCACAGGCTTTGGAGTCACGCAAGTTTGCAGTAGAAGAAATTGCAAGAGCTTTCAATGTTCCACTACACCTTTTAGGCGTTCCTGGCACAGCTAGCTACGCATCGGTTGAACAGAACAACCTTCAGTTTGTTTCTATGACACTAAGACCGCTAGCAGAGAAGGTAGAGGCTGCTTTCTCACGCTTGCTACCAGGTGATGCCTACATCAAGTTCCAGTTCAACGACTTACTCCGCGCAGACTTAGAAGCTAGGATTCGGTCCTACTCGGTTGGAGCGCAAGCAGGTTTCTACTCGACTAACGACATTCGCAGACTAGAGGACATGCCACCAGTAGATCAGGGTGACCAGTACCGAGTCCCACTAGCCAACATTGATTTAGCTGACACAGAAACCATTACCAACGAAAAGAAGGTTTACATGGTTGCACAGCTTATTCAGTCAGGATTCTCACCTGCCGAGGTTCTATCCGCGCTTGGCTTGCCAGAGATTGCTCACACAGGTTTGCCTTCGGTTCAACTACAAGGTGTAGCTCAAGTCAACCCTGACGACCCGCAAGCTGTTTACGAGGTCTAGGCATGGTTCTTACTAGCCTTATAGCAATCGGAACAACTAGACAGCAGATAGTTGGCCCAGCTATTCAACGACAGGTTGTTCACTTGCACAATCAAATGAAGTCAGGAGCGCACTACATTCACATTGGCAATGAAACTGTAACCACTACAAATAGTATTCACCTAGACCCAGCAGAATCAAAGGTCATAACCTTAGAGCCTTTAGATGGTCTTTGGGCGATTGCCACTGCTGCTAACCAAGATTTAGGAATTTTCATAGTTAGGCAAAGCCAATAATGCCTTACTACATCACAGACAAAAACGCAGAGTGTTCCAACTGGGCTGTTGAAAAGCAAGATGGCGAACTTATTGCTTGTCACGATACAAAAGAATCAGCCATTGACCAAGCAGTAGCTATAAGCATTGCTGAAGAAACTGAGTTTGTCGGCGAAAGAGCAGCAATCGGTTCACTAGCTATTGGTGACTTTGTTTCTTGGTCGCCACTCGACCCAAGAGTTGCTTCACAGATTGAAATGGTTGAAGGTCAGTTTGCTATCGTTCGACTGTTTGAATACGAGGATGGCATTTTTGAGCCAACCGACAAGATGATGGTCATAAATGTTTTCCAGTTGGAAAAGATACCTACCCCAAAGATGATTGCTGTCGAGATGGAGCAGGTCGAGGAGATGCACGAGCCTCATGACCCTAACCTGCCAGACAATTACAGACCAGCTTTATCTGACGATGTTCCAGAGGGCAGGGCTTGTGGCAACTGTTTCTTCTATGACGAGTCAAGAGTAAACGCTGAAGGTAACCAAGCTTGGTGTGAGCGTTGGGATGCTTTTGTTGAAGGTAGTTATTACTGCAACGCGTGGCAAGCAGACCAAGAGGGAAGGGACATTGACCAAAACGCCCCCGCCTACATGAGAGCAGCAGCTCGCAGAGGCCTTGAGTATTACGAAGAAGGTCTTGCTGGTGATGGCGTAACACCTGGCACTATCCGCGAGGCTAGAGAAATGGCTGAGGGTCAAGTATCTGATGACAAGTGGGTTCGTTTAGCTGCTTGGATTGCTCGTCACCTAGTTGATCTTGACTCACCAGACGCAAATCCAGACTCTGACAACTATCCATCTGCCGGTGTGGTCGCACATTTGCTTTGGGGATCAGGGCCAAGCAAGCGAGCAGCGCAACGGACTAAAGACTACGCTGATTCGGTTGTTGCTAGAATCAGAGCAGAGGAAACTAACAGTATGGACAAGAAAAACAAGTGGCTTGATGTAGCTAGAGCAATCCAGCTAAAGATTGACGGCCCACAGGCTCAGTCAAAAGAGCCAGAGGTAAGAACCAACAGCGTTGACTTTGAAGTCAGGGCTGAGGGTGACGGCATGACCTTCACCGGTTACGCTTCTGTTTTCAATAGTCCATCAGAAGATTTAGGCGGTTTTGTCGAGTATGTCGCTCCAGGTGCTTTCAAGCGTTCTTTACAATCTCGCAATGAGGTCAAACTTCTTTGGAACCATGACTCAGGTGAGCCTCTGGCTTCCCTGAGAGGTGGCACAATGCAACTCATTGAAGATGAAGTCGGACTAAGAGTTACAGCTAAGCTTCCAAACACAACAAGAGGCCGCGACATTGCCGAGCTACTTCGCACCAAGGTAATTGACTCAATGAGCTTCGGTTTCAATGTGATCAAGGATTCTTGGTCAAGAGATGGTCAGACAAGAACCTTGGAGTCAGTCCGTTTGTTCGAGGCAAGCATCGTGTCGTTCCCCGCATATGCCGCCACAACAGCCACAGTTCGGTCAGCCCCAAGCATCAATGCTGACGAGCTAGCAGATGCTTTACTCAGGCTAGAGTCCGGTGAAGAACTTGACAGCAAGAGTGCAGAGCTAATCACTGATGTAGTAAACAAGCTCAAGGCACAACCAGAAATAGAAGAAGTAATTGACAATGGCCTTGACCTGCTAGACCTAAAGAAAAAGCAGTTCGACCTTCTACTGAAAAGGATATAAACATGGCAAGCAAAGATGAAATCAAAAAAGCAATCCTAAGAGCTGCCGGCAACCCTTCGGTTGGCGTTATCGCTGAAATGGCAGAGGATTTTGCTCAGGCAGTATGGGAGCTAGACAACACTAACTCTTACAACCCAGCCAAAGAAGCAAGGGTTGTAGACAGCAAAGAAACCCGATAGAGTTTCTTTAACCCTAGCTCAGCCCCCTTTCTGAGCTAGGGTTTTCTTTTGCCTATAAAATTGTTGTTATCAGTTGAGTGTAAGCACCGCTGTTATCTGTTGAGTGTCAGCACCACAGGAAACCCAAAACAATCATTTATAGGAGAATCATGTCTGATTTCATTAAGACTCAGATGGATGCCCGCAACAACCTAATCGCACAGGCAAGAGAAGTTCTTGACTTTGCACAGGGTGAGAAGCGTGGACTATCCGCTGAAGAAAACACCAAGATTGCTCGTATCGAAGCTGACATTGACTCAGCCGATGCAACAATCGAAACCGCTCGTAAACTAGCAGATCGTGAAGCTCGTGCTTCTGAGGCTGCCGCTTCATTCACACCATCAGCTTCAGTTCCACAGAACACCGATGCTGACATCCTTCGCTCAATCGCTACTGGTGAAATGCGCGGATACGACTTCGCTCGCGAGGTTCGTACTCTAGTTCCATCCGCTAACACTGTTGGTCAGTCTTTCTATGACCAGGTATTCGAGATTGCACAGCTAGTTGGCCCAATGCTAACTGTTTCTGAAATCTTCAACACCACCTCTGGTGAGAACCTAGTAATCCCAACTGTTACAGCTACTTCAACCTCTGGTTCGGTAGCAGCAGCAGGAACCATCTCAGAGTCCAACCCAACATTCTCATCCATCACTCTTGGAGCTGAGAAATATGGTGCTTTGGTCCAGGTGGCTCAAGAACTAGTGTCCGATGCCGGATTTAACATCACTAGCTACATCGCACAGCAACTAGGTACTTCTCTAGGTTTGCAGGCAAACTCCGTTCTAACCACAAAGCTATCCGCAGCCGCAGGCTCAGTAGTAACTGGTGGAACTGGTGTTTCCGGTGCTGCTTCATACGAAAACCTAATTGACCTTGTATACGGAATCGCCGATGGCGCTCGCGTACTTCCAGGTCTAGGTTTCCAGATGAGCAAGACTGGAATCGCAGCCGCTCGCAAGCTGAAGGATGGTGCAGGAAACTACATCTGGACTAACTCAGCAGTTCCTGGACAGCCAGCAACCTTGCTTGGCTACCCAGTGTACGAGAACCCAAATGTTGCAGCAGTAGGAACAGCAGCTAAGTCTGTATTGTTCGGTCACCTACCAAGCTTCAAGGTTCGCGTTGCAGGTGGAATCCGCGTTGACCAGTCAACCGATTTCGCTTTCAACACTGACACTGTTACCTACCGAGGCCTAATCCGCCTTGATGGTGGACTAACCCACGCTACCCACATCGGGTACTTCAAGGGTGGAGCTAGCTAAATCTAGCCCCCAGTCAAAAAGCTGGCAGTGGGTCACAGAGCGTAGGACTGTGGCCCACTGTCTTTTTTTGCTATTGTTTATGTATGCCTACAAATAAAGAGAAACTAAATGGCGCAGTAAGCGTCTGGTCTAATAGCTACAACGCACCAACCGGATACGGCCAACAAGTCACAATGCTTATTGACCGACTAAAGCGTTCGGGTCTTGATGTCGCTATGTTGTCTAACTACGGCCTTGAGGGAATCCCTAGTTCAATCCAAACGCCTTATGGCAAAATTCCACATTACCCAAGAGGTTTGGATCAATACTCAAACGATTCGGGACCACAGGATCACAAAACCTTTATAGCTGATAAAGACAAGCCCAACCTGCTTATTAGCCTTTACGATGTCTGGGTAATGAAGTCAAAACAGTATGACGACTTTCCAATCGCGGCTTGGACACCACTTGACCATGTAACCCTGCCACCAGGTGTAGAGAGTTTCTTACGCAAAGAGAATGTTACGCCAGTTGCGATGTCACCTCATGGAGTCAGACAGCTAACAGCTAAAGGCATTGAGTGTGAGTACGCACCTCACGCGATAGATACCAAGACCTACAAGCCAACATACAAAATAGGCAATCATCCAATCAATGAATACATGGGTCTAACCGCAGATAACTTTGTAGTCGGCGTAGTAGCTGCTAACAAAGCTTCTGGCCTAGTTCACCGCAAAGCTTATGGCGAGCTAATCCTTGCTTTTAGTATCTTTGCCAAAGACAAGCCTGACGCAGTTCTTTATCTACACACTGACTCATTCGGTTTATCAGGTGGCTGGAACTTGCTAAACATCCTTGCCTCGCTGGGAGTAAAGAAAGAACAAGTAATCTTTCCAAACCCACAAGACTACCGATTCGGTTTAGCTCAATCTGATCTTGCTGCTCTTTATACAAGGATGGATGTCTTGCTTGCACCTAGCTTTGGTGAAGGCTTTGGAGTTCCATCAGTTGAAGCTCAAGCCTGTGGCACTAGGGTTATTGGTTCTAACTGGGCAGCCACCCCCGATTTAGTAAGCCCTGACTCTTGGCTAACTGAGGGACAACTAACCTGGGATGCCGGTCAAGACGCTTGGTGGATGACACCAAATGTATCTAGCTTGGTCAAC